AAAATATTTGCGTTTGTTCCTGATGATGTTATAGAAACTTTTGGTAAAGATGTGTAACCACTTCCTTTGTTAACTAAAAATATATCTGTAATATCTCCTAAATTAGAATTAGTTTCATCTTCTTGTACAATTTTATCTCCAAAGTAAATATCACCTCTTTGTGTTTCGTCTTCTAATACAATATGGTCAGCGTCTGTTCCTGTTTCGCCAGAAATAGCACCATTTACAACAGAAACAAATCCTTCAGCATTAACACCTTCTGTTCCTGTATTATTAAAAACTAATTTATCACCAACAGAATAACCTGAACCTGGATTGTCAACAACTATTTCTGATACAGGTCCTGAACCTATAGCACTAATTGAAATATCAGCACCAGTACCTCCACCGTTTACAACTAAAAAATCTCCTGTTGAATATAAATTACCATCGTTAGTAATTGTTTTTGCACCTGGTATACCTGTGATAGTTGCCTTTATAAAAAAGTCATCATCATCACTAGCGGTTCCTGTAATTTCTTCTCCTATTTGAAAAGTACCAGTCATAGAGTTTTGATTAAGTACAAATTCAGAAACTTCTTTATTTCCTATTATAAATTTTTTAATACTTTCTACAATAGCAGTTGCTCCACCATTATTACCTGTTATCATTCTACCAACTAAAGTTACTGATTCTCCTGTTGATGTAATTGCTCTTAAAACTTTTTGTGTATCCCATTGTCCATCAGATACACGCAACATTTGTTCTCTAGGATAAAATGTTTCCGATACTTGATTAAATAAAATTCTAAAAAATAATTCGTGTCCTTTTTGTGTACCCTTTAATTGGTACATAGATTTAATATTTTTAATTAAATTTCTTTTATCTAATCCATTTGCTAAAGTTTCAGGTATTGTTTTTAAAAACTCATCTCTAAAATTTGATAAGAAGTTTGAAATGACTCTATCTGGATCTTTGAAGTTTGCTAAATCCTGAATATTGTTTACAGGATTAGGACGATAATTATTAATAACTGCCTGAGCACCTGAAGAAAGTCCTGTTATAGTTTCATTTAAAGAAAACTTATCTTGTGCTGATATATAAATTTTACCATTTGATAAATCTTCAGCAATAACTACAGCAGTTGCATTTGATGTTAAACCTTTTATTGTTTCACCAACGGTAAATTTACCAAAAGATGTATCTTCAAATATTATTTTATCACCTTGATCTAATTGTGTTCTTTCTGAACTAATTTTTGAACCATCTAATAATAAATTATTTTTTAATCCAGTTTCATTTTCTAAAGTTATACCATCTGTTGATTCAATACTAGTAACCTGCAATTGAGCAGATTCCATAAATTGATAATAAGTTTTTAAGAATTGTACAAATTGAGGATGTTCGTCAACTACAAAATCTGGTAATTGACTACTAATAAGCGATGAAATTTTTTCATTAAATTTTGCCATTGCATTAGTAACTTGATGTTGTTGTGTATCCTACTCCTGCCTCGGAAGAACCTCCTACAAAAGTATCTTCGGAAACATTTACAATAGAATTAGAAACATCTATTTCTAAAATTTGATCTCTTACTGGAACAATATCATTTGAACTAGGTGTAACCGTTATTTCTATTTTAGTTGATGTTGCACCTCTAATATTTGATATAGAAGCAACATTTAAAGAGTTAAGAGTAACTTGTCCTGTTGCATAATCAATTGTACCTTGTGTAGCATTAAGAACGGTTTTAATACCACTTACTAGGTAATAAACTCTAACATTACCTTGTCCATCATCATCTAAAAACATTTCATTATTATTACCTGCAACTTTAAATCCTGTTGATGATAATATTGGCATATGTCCTGAATGAGGATTGTAAATAGCATTTCTAAAATAAATGTCATATTTTGTAGATGACGCTAAAGTAGGTGTAAATTCTTTTCTCATTTTTACGGTTGTTATATTTGATAATATAGAACTATCAACATCATCAATTAAACCTGTTAGTTTAGAATATCTAAACACACCATCAAAAGATGATAATGTATCTGTATTATATTCTGATAGTTGATTTATAATATCTGTTTTTAAAGTATCTGCTGTTTTAGCAGTTGATTTTTTATCATATTTAGCATTTACAACTAAAACCAAAGATGTAACTTCAGGATCAATAATTTCTGGTCTAACAGAAGCAACATTATATGGTTTTAATTTTGTAACTATATCTAATTTAGTTGAATTAGTTAAAGGCACACCTGATGTTCCTTTAATAGCAATTTTAACAACACCATAAACAGGTGTTTCATCATCTTCACCACCCCAAGCACTAATAGATTGTATATTAGGATAAATTGATCTTACAATTGTTTCATAATCTGTAGCAGTTACACATCTGTCCTGTGATGTATATTGTAATGGTGCATTAAATCTAATTGACTCTTTTGATTCAGGATCAGAACCACCTTGAGCATTTGAATTTGTTGTAACTGAAGCGTCTGTAAAACCACCTATGCCTCCTGATAGTGTAAAAGCAGAAGCGCCGTTTGCCTCTTCTCTATTTGAAACAATATATTCTAAAATTATAATATTACCATCTGATAATTTTTTACCTATAACATTATCACCAAAATAAACTTCAAATTTACCTGTATCACTTTCTTGTAAAAAATAAACTTTTGATTCATTATCTAAACTTCTTAATCCAGTCGCTAATGTATAACTTGTTCTAGTTGTATCACTTATAGAATTTTGAATTGTAACTTTTAGTGTTGAAGTATCAGCATTTATATTTGGTATAATAAATCTTTGGTCAACATCTGTACTATCAACCGTATATCGGTAATTAACTAATGTTCCTTCGTAAATATTAACATTTGAAAATTTATAAATTCCATTTTGTGGTGTAATTGAAACATCTTCGTTAGTTAAAAACTGATAAGTTGTGTTATCAACTAAAGTTGTGAATACGGTTCCTTTATTCATAGTAACCGTAGAACCTGAAGCGTTGTTTAAAGTTATATCAACATTTGCAACAGGAGATTTTGAAGATGATGGAGTATATCCTAAAGATTTTGCTAATGAAACAATATTTTTTCTAATATCAGCAGAATCTAGGAACATTTCGTTTGCTAACATATTAGCATTGAATCCTAAATAATGTGAGTTGTATGCTAATGTGTCTAATAGAACAGAAAATCCTGAACCCTCAAAATTATAATCTGAAAACTCTGGTTGATCTTGTAAAAATGCTTTTAAATTTGCTTTTATGTTATCAAAATCAAAATCTGATACATTTAATTTATTACTTGCCATTTTATCTTATTCTTTCTAAAAATGTTTCTACTTCTACTGGTTCCGATGATCCAATAACATAAAACATAATTTTTACTACATAACTATTTCTGTCAAGGTCAGGTTGTGTTAAAACTTGAACTAAATTAATTCTAGGTTCAAAATTTATCAATACTTCTTCAACTTTTCTTTGCAATGCAAGTGAAGTCAAAGGTGTTATTGGTTCAAATAACAAACCTCTAATACCAGAACCTATTTCTGGATGAAAAGGTCTCTCATAATGATTTGTGTTAATTAAATTTCTAACACTTCTTTTAACTGCCTCAACATCTGTTAATTTATTTACATCATTAGTAACAGGATTACGACCAAAGTCTAAATCTAAATCTTTGTAGATTCTTGTTGCTCTTTTAGAGTTATTAGTTGTGCTAGCGTCATAGTTTGGCATATCAGTTATATTTATATGTTATCCAGAGAAAACATTGGAAGAACCTTTAGTCATTGCTCCTGCGTCTGCACTATCACCAACTCTAGCAACTGGTAATCCAACAACTCTAACGGTTGAAGAACCTGCATTAACACTTGCCACGTGAGGCGCACAAATAGGTATTGGTGGAAAAGGGTGTGATATTGTTTTATCACTAACTCTTGCAATTAATATACTATTTGCTCGTACCGTTGATTGTTGTGGTGTATCAAGTATTGTTGTTCCTGCACAAGCGTGACCTGTACTTAAACTATCGCCTTTTCTACTTACTGCTGGCATATTATTTTCCTTGTGAGTTGTAATATTTGAATGATCTTTTTCTATGTTTATTCATAGAACTAAATTTAACACCTTTTCTGTTACCTTGTGATGTTTTTTTAGGCATCCTTTCGTGTGCTACGAAGTTTTTTGCTAGTTTTGCCATTATCTCCTAGATTCTCTTAATGCTTTTGCGGCCGCTCTTTGTTTTTCTTTTATTATTGCTTGTCTTATCTTTCTTCCCATAGGTATTTTAACAGATGTACTGATATTTTTACCTTTTTTACTAATATATTCAACACCAATCACTTCATCCTTGTAATCTCCTTGTACAGACATTACTGCTTTTTTCAAACTAGTGTTTTCTTTCTCTTTTTCTTCACCTGCTTCATTCCAAAACAGGAATTTTCTCATTTTTGCCATAATTTATGCTCCGTTAAATGAATCTTCGTCTAATTTGCCACTTTTTTCGTCATTTTCGCAACGACAATGTGTACAACAAAGAGTTTTTTCTGATTCTCCGTAATTTTGGTAACAATTTTCGCCACAATGCGATTCGTGTCCACAATTTAGACAATATTCTGTATTATTATTCATAAAAACTATTTATCCTGCGAATCAAAACGCATTTTTCGTCAATGTTCTCATTTTGTTCTCATTTTTTATCAAAAAAAGTTGATTTTTCTTGTATTTTAAGGGTTTTTTCGCTTGACTTTTGCCCGAATCTATGGTATATTAATAGAATAAGGAGAAAACATTATGATAAAAGTTGAAAAAACAGCAAAAACATTAGACGAAGGTATAAAAAACCTT